AATAGCCTGTCAGCACGATAAACAGCATACTAAACAATGTCACCGAACCACCCATTGGCATATCAATAATTTTAAACATGGACGTAACAACTGCAAGTGCCATTGCCATGGCGCAGAATGCAATCTGCTTTGCATCCATTTTTTTATTTTCGTCCCGAAACATACAGCCTGCCGCAAATACGACCAGCATCACTGCCGCCAGTGCCACATATCCCGCCACGGTCAGGTTATACGTCACATCCGAATCTTCAACGATTTTTGTTACAAAAAAATTCATTTCTTTCTCCTATTCTGTCCAGAGTATTTTTGTACTGCAACTGATATTCTATGCTTGTGCAATAAGTACATTTTTTCCTTCAAACGCAAATCCATAATGTTTTATTCTTTCCTTTGAAATGCCCCTTGCAATAAGCTCTGCATCATATCTTCCAAACCCGCTTTCCCGGTTGGAACGGATTTCATAGCTTTCTGACTGCTCAGCCATAAGTCCCAGAACGAAACCGTGATAAAATCTTTCCGGCTCACTTTCACCTGTTTTCCCCCAAACATCAAAAAAGCTGAATATTTCTGATGCAACTTTATTCATATAATAATTTACCGCTTCAATATCTCCTTGCCAGCAAAAGGCTCCAGATTGCACTCTCATCAATGTCGAGCTGTCCAAATACCATCTGTTCATCATTTTATGCTGATGTAATTATCCTATTTAATTTCCTATAAAGTAAAAAACAGGATAAATCAAACCGAATTACATCGAATCTGATTTACCCTGTAAACTCCACGTTAAGCGGTTTTATTAGATTTTAATTCCTGACAAATTATTTTTAATTAGAACTTACCGTTGTCAGCAGCTTCCTGGATAGAAACAGCGAAACACGTATTTACCGCGGGCATTGGTACTTTTGTTACCTGTATGTTTCCTATTCATCAATTTTTATACTTATTCAGCACTTCCCACGGCTTATTTAGCAATCTTCTCCGGCATACACAAAGCCTGTTTCCTCCCAGAACTTCATTGGGGAAATGTAGTAGTCGTACTGACTGCTTCCTTCCTTCTTGAATGCAACTCCAAATTTCAAAAATCCAAGGATAATACCCTGGCGTATAAACTGCTGATCCTTTTTCATTACTCTTGCCGCTACTGCCACCGGTACATTTTCACCAGTGAACTCCGGTACTTCTAAATATACTTTACTCTTATCCATTTGTCAACTAACTCCTTTACTTTTGTTCTACCACTCTATTACAAACAACATAAAGCACATAATCAACATTACTGGCGTTATCAGTATAACCAGCACGGCAATGAATTCTGCTATTGCTTCTTTACCCTTAGTTTCTTCGCAAGTGTCTATTCCTCCACATATTTGACACACTTGCCCTTTTTCGTCAATTCCTCCATAGCATAATCCGTCACAGCCGTACAGGTTTTTCCTGCGCTCTCTTGCTTGCTCTTCTGTCTCTTTTATCATGTGTCTTGATTTCCCCCTGCAACAGCTTTTAATTTTTCCCACTGGTTGTACCTCCTTCATCAAATTTATAGTCAAATTTATTGCCGACAACTTCAAAGTACTTTTGGTCAAATTCATCAAGTTCGGAAATATCATCACTTCCTTGCTCTTTTGTGCAAAAACTTCCTTTACTCCATGCAATAATTTTGTATGTGGTATCTTCTGGATATTCATCATCTAAATGTGCAACCATGATATCATTTTCCCAAATCATATTACCATTCTTATCTTTTAAGCCTGTGCATTGGCAGATGGTGGCTGGGTCTACCTCATCTATATTAATAAGGTTAATTATGTGGTCGTATTCTGCCACAATATAAGGTGTGCCAGTAAAAGTATAAATTAGATTTCCACGAACCCATTCTTCATTATCAAGCCTCTTTGCCTTAAATAAATATCTATCTTTCATGTATTTCACGCTCCTTACATTTTTCTTTGTTTCTACATCCATAGACCTGCTGTCCCTGGCTGTTAGTTCCAAGTTCAACTCTGAATCTACAGTTGCCACACTGCTTATTGGGGCTGTTTATATTGATACTTTTGTTCCTCATGCCTCACCTCTCTTGTGAGAAATACTATTTTCCTTATACCCTACTTTCATATTATCGCTTTCAAGCATATCTGCTTTGATAAGTTCATAGATAATATCAAGGTATGTTCTATTATCGTTATATCTGCAATTTGCGTCTTTATGTATTCTTGGGTCATTATCTTTCCAATCAATAACCGCAAAACACACATCGCTCACAAACAGCATTTTCACACCTCTTGCAACACAAAGATAATAGCAACCGTTCTTTCCATATTCGCCCTTACATTTTTTAAAGCCAAATCGCTCAAATTCTTTAGCTTTTGTTTTAGGTATCAGCATTATCTTCACCTCGCAATTCTTTCAGTTTTGCTTCTGCTTTGGATTTTGTGAGAAATACTGTTTTGCCAAAATCTGAAATGTCTGGTTCTATTTCATCCAAACATTCACTTGGGCAGTCTCCAATAGGTTCAGAATATGCACTGCATTGATATGTGATATGTTTGTCTATAACAATACTGTCTACCTCATATTCTAATATCCCAAATTCGTTGCAATAGGCATAGACCACATCTCCCACTTTACAAGGTAACTTAATTAGTCTGCCCTGTTCCTCTAAGTCTTCATAGTCAGCCAGTTTTTTCAAAATTGTAGTTATCTTTTCTCCTTGAGTTGTTCTTGACAAACACAGTTTTTCAGATATATCGTAAAGTTTTACTCCGTCTTCGATTGTAACTTCTGTTAATCTCTCCATTCCTGCTCCTTTCTACCACACTGGGTAATAATTTCCTTTGCCGTCCACAATCCAATATCCAGTACTCCAAGTATCTGTCAGTGGGTCGTAGACTTTTCTGCCTTTAATCATGTTTTATGTTTTCTAGTTTCCTTTCAGATTTTGATTTTCAAGCTCTATAAGTACCGTAGGATAAAATGTTGCAAACGTTTCATCCACAATTTCATTAATGCTGAACGTGTCATTGTTATATGCACATTCAACCTCTGCGTTAGGATTGTATCTGCTTAATTCTTCGATTAATTCTTTGACTTTCATGCTTGTTTACTCCTTTCTAAAACGGACATTCATCTCCTTTTCACATAAAATCAAACAGCGTTGGCTCATCGACTTCATTCTCTGCCGCCTGCAAGTATCCGACACCGTCCCGGAAGTAATCTGGATTCAGTTCACAGCCTTTACCGTTTCTGTGCATTTTTACCGCTGTCATTGGTACTGTCATCAGCCCTCCAAATGGGTCATATACCGTATCGCCCTCATTTGAATACCTGTTGATGATGCGTTCTACAATATCAAGCTGTAACGGGCATACGTGCATCTGCGCCCTTCTTCTGCTCTGTGTGGTATTGAGTGTCCTCATTCTGTTGATATCATCCCATACCTCAAGCTGATTCCACGACCCCGGCGCAACCACCATAAACGTTGCCGGAAGTTTTCCGTCTTTGTCCAAGTCTTCCGCCAGTTTCACATGTTCTTCGTAGTCATATACATTCCCGCGGCTGTATTCCCTGTACACCTGTTGCAGATTACTTACCGGAATTTCTTTTAATTCATCTTTGCTGATTAATCTGTCACCGGAACTTCTCCAGTATCCATGTGCATCAATCTGCCACTGGGCACGTGTATAATCGTCCTTTGATTTCTTCACCGGAACATCAGCGTAAGCCGTTGATTTATCCGTTGGAAGCTTCCTGAACAGCAGTATGTACTCAGGGCATCCTACGCCCATTTTTGAACCGTCCTTGCACTGTTCTGTCCAGCCTAATCTGTATGTCTGATTATTTTCCCGGACAACGTCTGTAACAACCGTAATCATTCCAAAGTACTGAAATCCATGCTTTATATAATGTTCGATACATACAGCGTGAAACGGTTCTATCGTTGGCATACCTGTTCCCGTTGTATTACCAAATAATACACGGTCTTTTACATGAATTGCCGCAACCCTTCCAGGCTTTAATACCCGCAGTAATTCAGGTGTCAGATAATCCATCTGTTCAAAAAACCTGTCTGTATTTTCATTGTGTCCAAAATCATTGTAATTTGCACTGTATTCATAATGGTTGCCAAATGGAATTGACGTATGTATCAGGTCTACGCTGTTGCTCTCCATTGCCCTTGTTTCTTCCACACAGTCACCATAAACCGCCGTGTAGTGTTTTCCTGTTACCGTTCTTTCTTCTCTGCTTCCTTCCACACCCATTTTCCTTTCCAAACGCTCTGTCTTATTTGCTGCATTTAATCCGTATTTTTTAACTATCTGAATCATCTTGTCTACCATGTGATTATGATTTTTCCATTTTTCGAGCAGTGTTTCCCTTATTCTTCTTTCATTTTCCATGTAGATGATGTCAATCACCACAGGCTCTTTCTGTAAAAATCTATAACATCTGTGTATTGCCTGTATAAAATCATTAAATTCATAATCCACACCCAGAAAAATCTCTCTGTGGCAGTGTTTCTGAAAATTACAGCCCGATCCGGATAAGGATTTTTTTGTTGCAAATAATCTTGTTTTTCCATTTGCGAAATCAAGCACCCTCTGCTCCCGTATGTCATAATCCATTGACCCGTAAATATCCACCGTTTCCGGTAATGCCTTTTTGATTGCATGACGCTCACTTTCCAGGTCATGCCATAACAGGAAATTATCCTGCGGTGATGCTTCTACAATCCGTTTCATCTCTTTTACACGACAGTCAATACTTTCACGTTTGACAGCTGCAGCTTCTTTTAAGCCCTCTGCCGCTTCCTGAAACAACTGTAGCTGTCCGTTTTTATCTTCTGCATCGCCATAATGTACCGGCAATTCATGCCAACGTACTTCCAGCGGCGGCAAGTCATATCCTTCATCTGAATAAGCCGGATTCAGATCTGACGGTCTTGTAATAAACAGCGCCCAGCTTGATACCCACAGCCAGAACTCATCTTCCATATTCGGATACAGTGTCAGGTTATTGGCTTTTGTGCTGTCGCGCTGAAAGAATCTCGTTAATGCCTGCCCTGTATCCATAACACTCAGATATC